TAAGAAAAAAACACCATGGTCCGTAGAAACGACAAAAGACATCATTAAATCTTTTGACGAAAGAGCGGATAAATACGGCGCGGTGAGAAAGATTAGCTTCCCAACATGCGCTGCGGTACATTATGGAAAGGAAATAGTTCCGGCAATCGGACCGTATACTCTAGGTCAACTTGTTGCTGATGGTTGTCTCGTTAGTTCCCCGGTCAGGGTTTATACGGACGACGATTACTGCGTTAAAAGAATTGAGAGCGAGGGGTATAGCGTAACAAAAATGAAAAGCGATAAATTCGGTTACACTATTCACGGACGAGATATTCTGGATGCGACAAGAACTCTTGGGATTTTTGGACACAAGGCGGGTTCTAAATCACTTCCAGAAGAGTGTTTTTTCTATAGCGTTTCAGATAGGCTTTCTCTTCTTAACGGCTTGCTCGATGCGGATGGCTACTGCATGCGCAAAACGGGAAGTGTCGAATACTGTTCAATCAGCAAACAACTAGCAAAAGATGTTCAGCGCCTATGTAGGGGACTCGGATATGTCGCCAGAATTATACAAAAGAAAACATCTTGTGTCTACAACGGAGAAAAGAAGTATAGTGTCGCTTATAGGGTGAGAATTATAGCAAATGATGCCTCAGAACTATTTGGTCTTGAAAGAAAAAAAGCGAATGCCGGAAGGTGCAAGGTCGGAACAGGATACGAGGCTTTACGCCACTTGGAATCGTATGAGTATGTAGGTAAAAAGAGATGCAGATGCTTACTGGTTTCTAACGACGATCATTTGTACGTAACGAATGATTTCATTGTTACGCACAATACATACGCTATGCTTATGAAGTTCCTTTACGGAATGGACAAGCCTGGATTTGCTGGCCGTTTTATTTCTATGAGGCTCGCGGATTCAAAGAAGGGAACATCTATTTACAGGGATGCGATGGAGTTGCTTGGTAATTTTGCCGACTGCGAGGTTAACTCTAGCGACTCTCCGACATTCGCGTGGCCAAAATACAACTCTGCAGTCCAGCTTATCCACAGCAACTTTAATGTGGACAACCCAACGGAGTGGGAAGACTTCAAGGAACTCGCAAAAAAAAACCAGGCAAGCCTTATTCAGATCGACGAAGGAACTGCGATGACATTCAAGATGTTTACTTATTGGATGTCGCGAAACAGAGACTCATCCGGTATGAAACCGCAGATAGCGATGTCATTTAACCCGGAGTTTACGCATTGGACAACAGCTCTACTCCTACTTGCCGGCTATATCAATCCCGACACATATTACATCTATCCGGACATGAATGGAGTAACAAAGTACATGTACTTTGCTGGGGATGATGTCAATGATGTAATTGTAGGAGATACGCCAGAAGAGGTCGCAAAAGCTGCCGGCATCAAACTTTCTGACGCAGACCGGGCAGCAGGATTGACCGAAGCCGACATGGTAAAAAGTTTTACAATGTTTACCGGTGAAGCCGCTGACAATAGAAAACTTGTCGCTGCGACTGGTGGTGGATCTGTGGCCAACCTTCATGCGGTAGGTAAGACGCAGCGAAATGTGCTAAAGGGAGCATACTTCGGCCCGGTAGAGAACGAGCGATCTTCCATCACGAAGCAAATGATTCTCAACTTCACAAGCAATCCCATCAACGATGACGAGAATATGTATGCCACGATGGATATATCTGGATCGGCTTCGTCTAAAAAACCAGATGCTTGTCAGATGGTAATATGGAAGGGACTGCGATGGTTCGCTATTGAAACATATGTGGGAGACATGAAGGCTATCGTCCCATGGATTGAGGGGACTCTAACAAAATATGGCGTTCCACTGAAGAATTTTGCGTTTGATGCCACCGGAATGGGTTTCTTCCTCAAGGACTACATTAACGCAAACCCGGTAACGGCCAACAAGACCGCCATGCAGGAATATGACGAGAACGGAAACCCCGTTACTTTTGAACAATATTTCAACCTTCGCAGCCAGCTTATGGGGAAAATGGCCGTCTTGATTGAGACCGGACAGATAAGCACAAGCATGGATTTGAGCGATAAAATTCCTTACGGAAAGAATGGAGAACTTCGAAGTCTCCGCGATATTCTTTTTGACGGCATCGACTTATTTGTCACAACCACAAAAAACAAGCGTATCTACTATCTTTCAAAAGACGAATACAAAGCTCGGCATCAAAAGAATTCCCCGGACTTGTGGGATACGATATGCCTCCGCTCATTATGGGAGTTAGACGCCCGTCCCAAGAAACAGCCGTCTCCGGAGATCGAGGACGATGCGTATGACGGACTTTATGAAGATTATAACGACGGACGCGCCGTTATATATATATAGAAAAATATAAAATCGCGATTTTAACCTATGAACATCAGTGAACATTTGAAGAAAGACTATTGGGTGCGGAGGGTCACACCCGATAGCGCCGGAATGTATCCGCCGTTGGGAGGGAATTCTGGATACAGAATTCCGAGAACTGCAGGATTTGGAGTTGGGTATGTAAACCTTACCCAGGATAACTTCCTTAACGAGCTTTACCCAGAGGCCCACAAGATTAGCTCGAAGTATATGAGCCAGAGGCCGATTTACAAGCAGACCGACGAAACTGATCCGAAGACCGGGAAAAAGAAGTGGGTCCTCGACGGGTATGACGAGGTCGAAACTGTCGCTCTGGCCATCCAGGAAATGATTGTTTCCAAGAAGGTGGCTCATTTGACTGGAGATAACTTTTGGATTGCCAGTGAATCGAAAGAGAATGAGGAAGCGTTTCAGAAGGTAGAGTCTTGGATGGACTATGCCGGATTCTGGGACGCCTGGTGCGAAGCCGTCGGGTATTGCGAACGCACTGGAGATTCCGCCCTGTACTGGTGGTACGACGGGAATACGATCGACTACGAGGTCTTTTCTTACGAAAAAGGCGACACACTCTATCCCGGTATAGATGACGATGGAAAGCCAACCTTATACAGATCATACACTCTCAACGGGAAGCCGGCTGTCGATGTATTCACGGTGAAATATCGCGAGACCTGGGTAAAAGTAGACACCGATGAAGAGAAAGGAAAAGCCTGGATTGATAAGGTGCTTCGAATCATTAAAAACAACACTAGCTTCAGCGAAGTGTCCGAAGATGGGTACAAGATGATTTCCAGAAAGGAGGCGCAGATTGGGAATGACATCCTGCAGGTAGTTTATTTCCGTGTGCCTGACATCGCAACCGGACCAGTCCAGGGCAGCATCGAAAAATTCGAAAAAGCACTATCCTATGTGTCCGAGGAGGTCAAGACGAGTGCATTCCCAATCCTGTTCCTCAAGAGTGAGAAGATCACTACGCTCCCGCCATCCAAGATTAACGGAAAGACCATCGGCGTAAGAGGAACTGCGGACTCGCTGGCTCATGCAGACGGCAAGTACCTGGCCCCGCCGGACGCCTCCAATATCGCGACACTGAATCTGAACACGCTTTGGAACAACATCCTCCGTGGCTCACTCTCTGCTTTGGTCGAGCCGGTTGACATTCGCCAGGGAGCGGACAGCAGCACGACAATCAAGATCATGTTTGCCCCGGACATCCAGTGGTGTAAGAACCGGTGGAAGTTCTATGCAAAGCCGGTCCGGCAGCTCGTCGAGGTATTCAAGCGCCTGGTCGGCAAGGCTGAAGGGGATATCATGACATATGGCGACCTCAAGATTTCTTGTGGCCAGAACATATGGATTCCAGCGAATGAGGCCGAGCGCGTCAAGATTGAATTGGACCAGTACTATGCAGGAGTCAAGTCCCGCAAAGCAACTATGTCTGACATCGGGAATAGTCACCTTGACGACGGAGAACAGATAATGAAGGAAAAGGAAGAGGAAAAAGCTCTGGACGCAAAATATAAGACGACAACGCAGAACAATGATCCGAATGTCCCGAACGTGACGAACCAGGCAGAGAATCAACCGAGGAATAAATAAAATAGAGCGCTCCAAATCGGGGCGCTCTTCCATATATAGTTAGGCAAAGTTGGTAGGTTCTAAATCGGACCGTTCTGATAGCTCGCTGGCTGCTGACCACCCTGCACGGAAAACTCGTAGCATAAGATGGAAGAATACCACTTCCCGTTGTATTCCCTGGAAGAGACATCTGCCTTCACATGAACCATCTGACCGGGCTGGAGCCTGGCGAACTGCTCTGCATTGTTCGTGTTTTCACACGCAATTTTCTGCGTGTATCTTCCGTCAGGCACCTCGAATGCCACAGTTGCTCTTGACCAAGGGCCTCTTTGCCCAATCCCAGACTGAAGCGGGAGGACAGCAACCACCTTTCCTGTAAATTCAATCGTCATATTACTCGTTGTTTAATTTCATTATTCGCTTTCAACTTCCGTGCCATCCGGCACATCTTCGCAGTTTTCTTCGACAAATTTTCTGTAAGCGCACTCGCTACAACGGACGCCCAAAAAACGCTGAGGCTTAACCTCGACCTCCTCATCGCCGTCAAGTAGGCCTACTTTGTCGGCCATCTTAAGGACGAACTCTGGATCTTGAGCGCTTTCGATATCTTCCGTCAAGTTCATCGCAAACTCAATGAGCTTCGTCTTCGCCTTTGCCTTCCGCTCCTCCAGCGAACCGGACACCTTCGCTTCTTCCTTATTCTGATTCAAGAAATTGTCAAGCGTCTGCCTGTATGCGTCAATATAAGCAATGCATTCCTTCCTGGAGAAGAACTGCTTCACATACTCGTCAATCGCGGCCTTCGCTTTTGACGCTAGCATGTCTGGTCTGGCAAAAGTTACAAAAGCGTCCTTTCTAGAGCATCCGGAAATCACAAACCAAGTCAACGCTGACTGCTCGTCCTGCGTAAGGCCCGATACTACGGCACTCGGGCGAAGCGGTATTAAACTCTTAGCCATAATGCAAAGATACTACTTTTCACTGAAATAATCTGAAAGTATTTCCTTGAATTGTGCCAAACTACGGCACAAGCAATACTTGTACCCCTGAGACTCTACAAGTTTCTGCCAGGCGACTTGGTGAGAAGACTGTCTTCCATCCTCGTCTTTATACTCGATGCACAAACCGTGAAATCCATGGCGAGGGATAAGCATAAGCGTATCTGACACTCCGTGATAGACG